TTCTTCCTTATCGTATTCCTCCAATTGTGCATCCGAAAGTGCAGAAAGAGGAATAACACCATTCGCACAATAGGTACATGTTACCGATTCAACAGCATCATCCACAACATCCACAAGCACCTTACCACATTTGCTACAGAGCAAATCCCGCACATTCAATTCGTTGATCTTCTTGATTCGTTTGCGTCCCATCATTTTCTCCTTGACAAGTCAACCTTCACAACTTCATTATACAACATTATTTCCACTTGTCAAATAAAAATTCATTTTTTATTCACAATCACACGCTTGAGAGAAGTAATATGGATACATCATTGATCCAATATTGCAATCTTCCCAATTTCCGGAATCTTTTGTGATACACCGTTTACCATCTCGTCCTGAAACCTGAACAACTGCATTGGGGTTGACTTCAAAGAGAGCATCGAAGAAATCACCATGAACGTGCCAACACGCACAGGGTATTCTCCGACCTACACCCGATTTGGTAAAATGGGGAAATCCTCTACGGTGTCCCGGTTTCTTACTGTCCAGAACCTTGAGTGTGAACAACCAACGTTTTCCTTTCGGTTCCATCCGTCGAAAAACAACATTCCCTTCGTAGAGTTCGTTGGTCTTATCAAGAGCTTTTTGTAGATCGTCAGCAGTACAGTTCTTAGCATACATTCCATTCTCCTTTTCACAATAAAAAACGACACTCACATTATACAACACGATACGAATTTGTCAAATAAAAAAACAATTTTCTGCGTTTTTTCCGATAAATAAAAGGGAACAAACATTTTACCATTCAGGGAGAATTCATGAGTCAATTACCAGATACCGACTATACTTGGGGGGAAGCAGTAGATACTGCATTCTTTACAGCACTTACAATTCGTCTTACCACACCAACCAAGAAACTTCCTGCATATCGACTTGGGTTGATCAACGCAAGCGGAAAGATTCTTCGAGAACCCAAAACCAAAGAAGAACGTAGGGCATTGTCTCATGTTGACCGAATTGCTTTATTTATGAAACAAGCAATGGGGGGTAGAATTGCCGCAATCATGAACATGTATCGAAAGAATCGTACTTCACCCGATTTTGTTAGAGCAGCAGCAAGAGCAAAATCACTACGATTCACCAACTATTATGATATGAAAATCGGATTCTATGATCGACCACATCCCGAAGCAATTACCGGAGGAAGAGGACCAACCCAAACGACAGCAGCAAAACCAAGAGGATAGTATTATGGGTTGCCAACATGTTCATGAAATTCTTGCAGTTGAAAAGAAGATTATCGAACAACATATAGATAAGCATAAATGGTGTAATAATATTCAGGGTGAAAATAAAGCAATATGTGATTTTGCTCAGAAGTTTGCTTGGTTGATGAGAGAAATTTTTTGTACTTATATGTGTAAAGAAAGATCACACTGTCCATTTTGTTTTCAATTCAAGTACATCTTCTTGGAGAGAATATCAGACGGGGAAATTCGGGAATATATGAGATATGCCGTTGAAGAAGATGAAGAACTAATTCGTCTCAAATTGAGAATAGTCAAACATAATATTCAGTCCCATAAATGGCTAAACAAGATAGATACTTATGAAGGTGCTGTCAAATCGTTTTTGGAAAAGTTCGGTTGGCTTATTTACGAAATGTATAAGATAAAAAAAGAGGAAGAAAATGTCGATAGATGTCAGTAAAGGAATTTCACATCTGGAACACCTTGAAGATTCAATTCTCGTTCAGGGTAAAACGGGTGCTGAAACAGCTATTGATACCATTCAACAATTTCTCAATGGTATTCAAGCAAACGAATCTGAAGTTGTGACGAGTGAGAAGATTGATGGTGCGCCAAGTCTCTACTTCGGTAAGGATAATGAAGGTCGATTCTTCGTCTCTACCAAAAGTATCTTCAACAAAGATCAGAAGATTGGTTATTCTCTTGCTGATATTCAACGACTATGGGATGGTGAACTCAGTCGAATTCTTTCATTTGCGTTCAAGTTTCTCAAACCAGCATTCAAGACAAGAGGAATTTGTGGGCAAGGTGATGTTCTTTTTTCAAACAAAGGTGGAAAATCCAAGAACACATACAACGGTCAAGAATATATCACTTTCCAACCCAACGTGATTGCCTATGCAATTCCAGTTGACAAGAATTCTCAAATCTATCAAGATATTCGAACTGCTTCTTTTGGTATTGTGGTGCATGGTGCGTATGAAACAAGACAAGATGAAATGGGAAGACTTGCTTTGAATCGTGTCGGAAATAAGATTGTTCGTAGTATTACCGATGAAATTACTCAAGATCGAAACGTCTTTGCCATTCATCCCTATGTTGATGATCTCTCTCCAATGAAAGATTCCCAAAATATCATTGATGAAATTGAAGACCTTTTACGTTCATTGGAACCTTTAGTCGATTCGATTGATGAAGATTTCAATGAAGCATGGGTACAAAATCAAGAACCTATTATCAAAAAAGCAAAGACTCTACTTCCTCAGTTTATCAATCAGCAAGTTCGTCAATCAGCAGGAGAAGAAACAATTCTGACTGCAAAAGATGAAAAGCATTTCTTGCGAATCTTTCCAATCAAACTCAATCGATTTCTTGCACAGAAGAGTCGAGAAGCACAAGATAAACTCAAAACATCCGCAGGAAAATTGAGAAAGCAAAAAGAGTTTGATGAATTCAAATCGTGGTTCACAGATATGAGCGATACTTGGGAACCCCTTCTGCGTATTTTCTTCCGACTCTTTTCAATCAAGAAGTTGATGATTGAAATGTTTGATCAAGTTGAAAACAAATTGGGAGAAACATTTGTTGTAGATCGTCAAGACGAATTCAAACTGAAAGCAGTCAAACCCGAAGGATATGTTATTCTCAATGGTCCGAATATGGTCAAGATTGTAGACCGTATGGAATTTAGTCGAAACAATCTTCTCTATAGTCCGTTCCAAGAAGAAACGAACCTTACAAGAGGCACAACAGGTGATCCGGAAAGTATTGGAGACAAGAAACCGTTGACAGATGTTAGACGATTTGCCGATACAGTTGCAGAAGAAGTATTTGATGCATTTGAAGCAATGGAACAAAACTTTGGAGAATTACACGATGAAGAAGTCATTGACAAAGCGAATCAGTTCAAGAAATACAACGCAATACTTGTAGGAAGATTTCAACCACCTACAATTGCACATGTAAATAATATTTACAACCTTTCCAAGATGTTCAAAAATGTTTACATTCTTCTTGCCGACTCTCAAAATAAAACACCAAAGTATCTACAAAAAAACCCTCTACATATAGCAGATCGAAAACAACTCTTTCTGAGTGACCCAAAAATTCGTGAATTGCGAAACGTAGAATTTGCCGGAGGGTTTTCACAATCTGCCTACGGAATGAACAGCGAAAAAGCTCAGGATGATTTGAGAAAATTGTTTGGTATTGAACCAAGCGAAACTTTGGTGTTGGCGATTGGAAAGGAAGAAGATCGATATTTCGAAATGAAAAAAATGAGTTTGTTCTTTGATCTCAATTCGGGAGAAGAACCATCAGAAGAAAAGCCAAATGGTTTGTATGGAATCGACTTGATGAAAGCAAAAGGTTCCAAAGATAAGGTCAGTGCTTCACAAGTTCGTCAACTAATTCAAGATGGAAACGAAGAAGAAGCTAAAGAAATTATGGCAGGATCGTTGTCTGAAAAAGAAGATGCAATCAACTTGATCAAAAATGCGGAATCTAATAACAGCAAGCAGAGAGAACAACTAATTTCAGCAGGAAACGAAATTGCCTTGGAAGAATTGGAAGTGAGTGGTTTGATTCTGTCTGAAATTGAAGAAGAATATAGAGTATCACAAGAAACACTAGAATCTATGCAAGGTATTGTATTGTTAGAATTTAATGTAAAATCAGGGGATAAAGTCAAAAAAGGACAAAAACTTTTAGTAACAGAGTCAATGAAAGGAACAATGGAACTAGAATCTCCGTTAGATGGAGAAGTATCTGAAATAAATAACGAAGCTTCTAAAGATACAGAAAGTATAACAGAAGATACTTGGCTTATTAAACTAAAATAATTTTTTCTTAGATATTTTTTTAAATGATTTATATTTTAACCAGATTAAAATGGATGAAAAAATTAAAATGAAGGTAGTAGAGATAATAAATGAAACAGATACAATGAAAACATTTAGGTTTGAACCTTTAGAAGGAGATGTCCCAAATTTTTTACCTGGACAATTTGTGTTTTTATATGCAACAGTTGAAGGTGAAGAAATAAAAAGAGCTTATTCAATAGCATCATCTCCGTTAGACAAGAAACTAGATCTTGGATTAGAACTTGTAGAAAATGGTAAAATGACAACCTTATTTCATAAAAAAGTTAAAGTTGGAGATATATATGAGATTGGAAAACCCAAAGGTCACTTTAAATACACAGAAGATGTGAATAAAGCAATAATGATTGCAGGAGGATCAGGGATAACACCATTTATCTCTGGAATCAGATATGCTATTTATAAAAAATTGCCAAATAATATAACATTGTTATTTGGAAATAGAACCATAAAAGACATCATATATAGAGAAGAATTAAAGAAGATAAATGAGAAAAGTAATATTAAAGTTGTAAATGTCTTATCTAATAAAGATAATGAAGAATGG